GTAATAGAAGAGGTTGCATCTTTTCCGAATGGAGATCATGATGATTATTGTGATAGTATGACGTTAGCATTGATGCGTTTTAGACAAGGTGGTTTTATAGATTTAAGAGGCGAGGAGATACCAGAGGACTGGTATCCAAAAAGAGCAAGGGAATATTATTAATGTCAGGTTTTGGTGAATTAATAAAACAGGGTCTTAAATCTGCGACCAAGGCTATGGTTAAGAAGGGTAGCACTGTTAGTTCGAAGAAGATAGATAATGGTGTTGTTGAAAAAGTAAACCCGTATGCAAAAACTGTTACTATACAATCTAAGGACGGAAAATTAAGAGAGACTGTAAAAGCTGAAGAAGTTACAGTACAACCTGTTAGAAGGAGAACGAGAGACGAGAGTGTTTTTCTTAAGCCAGATGAGGCATACACTCCAAGGAACATTGAAGATATTCCAAAAAATGAATTAGCTAGTATGTCTGATGGTGAAATAAGAAGACGTTTAATAGATTCAGATCTTCAAAGTTATAATGATTTATTGAGATTTGCAGGATCAGATAGTGATATTGATAAACGCCTTAGAAGAATATCTTATAATCAAGTTCCAGGATTGAGAAAACCAGCAGGGATAGTGGCAGAACAAAGAAACAAATTTAGAGAAGCTAAACAATTAGCTGCACAAGAAAAAAAGAATCAAGCCGTGAAAGCAGAACAACAAGCGAAAAAAGAAAGAGCAAAAGCAGCAGCTGACTTACAAAAAAGTATAGCTCGTCAAAAGCCACCAACAATAAATGCACCGGGTATTGATGGTGATACAAGAAAACTAATGCAGGCTTTTCAAAGATACAAAGACACAGGAAGCTGGAAAAGAGGTGGTGCTGTGAGAGCGAGCCAAGGAGTTTACATAGAAATTGAAAATAGATTCTCTGATAGAATGTTACCAAACAAAAAACGAACCACGAGGATATACTAATGGCAATAGAACCTAGACAAATCGCAGGAATGGTGGAACCATCTATGGGAGCAGGTGGACCATCGATGGTGGACGATGATGCTGAAATCGAAGTTTCAGTAGATGAAACAGAAGAAATGCCCGAGGGCATTGAGATGGCTGGCGAAGAAGAAATTGAAGTTGAAGCCGAAGAATATAATCACACAGCCAATCTTGCAGAAGTTCTTGATGATTCTGTTTTAGGAGATCTATCTTCTGATATTCAATCAAAGTTCCGTGAAGATGTTGAATCAAGAGAGGACTGGGAAGAGGCGATAGCAAAAGGTTTAGGTTTACTTGGTATCAACTATGAAGACAGAAGTGAGCCATTTATGGGTGCTAGTGGTGTAACTCATCCACTTTTATCAGAGGCAGTGACCCAGTTCCAAGCACAGGCTTACAAAGAAATGTTACCAAGTGGCGGTCCTGTAAAGACCCAGATCCTTGGTGCACCGACCAAGGTTACTGAAGATCAGGCACAGCGTGTAGAAGATTTTATGAATTATCAGTTAACCGAAGTTATGGAAGAATACGATGCTGATACAGACCAAATGTTATTTTATTTGCCGTTAACAGGTTCTACTTTTAAGAAAGTTTACTTTGATGAAACTAAAAAAAGAGCCGTGTCTAAGTTTGTACCAGCCGAAGATTTAGTAGTTCCGTATTCTGCATCTGACTTAATGACAGCAGAAAGAGTTACACATGTTGTCACAATGTCGTATAATGATGTTCGCAAACTACAAGTAGCAGGAGTATATAGAGATGTTGAATTATCTGAAGCAAGCGATGGCGAAGACGAAGGTGCTATCCAAGAGCGTGCTGACGAGTTGTTGGGATTACGTCCAAACTACTCTGATGACTCTTATACGTTACTGGAATGTCACATTGACTTGGATCTGGAAGGTTTTGAAGACTTGGATATGGAGGGGAATCCTTCGGGGGTTATGCTCCCTTATATTGTTACCGTTGATCAAAACTCTGGAAAAGTGTTATCAGTGGTTAGAAACTTTAGAGAGCAAGACCCATTAAAGAGAAAAAGACAATATTTTGTTCATTTCAAATTTTTACCGGGTTTTGGTTTTTATGGATTTGGGTTACTGCACACAATCGGTGGATTGTCTCGTGCAGCGACATCGATTCTAAGGCAGTTGATCGATGCGGGTACTTTATCTAATCTTCCAGCTGGTTTTAAGTCGAGAGGTGTTCGTATTCGTAATGATGATGAGCCTCTTAACCCTGGTGAGTTCAGAGATATCGATGTACCAGGTGGTGATCTCAAAAATTCCATCATCCCATTGCCCTACAAAGAGCCATCTGCCACATTAGCGAACCTTTTGGGTGTTGTTGTTGACTCTGGAAAGCGTTTTGCACAGGTTGCTGACGCAAAAATAGCGGATGTTAACTCACAAGCACCTGTTGGAACGACTGTTGCACTCATTGAACAGGGTTCAAAGATCATTTCAAGCATACACAAGCGTCTACATTACGGACAAAAGCAAGAATTTCGCATGTTATCGGAGATTTTTAGCGAAAATCCTGTTCCATACCCGTATTTTGTTGGAAATGTGCCTCCAGAGACCATGCAACAGGACTTTGATGGTCGTGTAGACATACTTCCAGTGTCAGATCCGAACATTTTTTCTATGTCACAGCGATTATCGCTTGCTCAAACACAATTACAGATGGCACAAGCCGCACCACAGATGCACAATCTTCGTGAGGCGTACAGAAGGATGTATGATGCGTTAGATATTAAGAATATTGACGCAATTTTGCCCGAGCCACCACAACCAGCACCTATTGATCCAGCAACCGAGAACGGAAATGCACTAAAAGGTATGCCTTTACAGGCTTTTCCCGAGCAGGATCATGAAGCACATGTTAGAGCACACATACCTTTCTTGGCAAATCCAGCATCACAAGCAAATCCACAAGGATTTTTGATGTTACATGCACATGTACAAGATCACATAGGCATGATGGCTCGAGATCAGGTCACAGCTTTCTTCCAAAAGACAGCAGAAGAAGCACAAATGAAAGGTGAACCTGTTCCACAAATCAATCCTGCAGCAATAGAGGCAGCGATTGCTCAACAAACTGGTGAGATATTGAATGAGTTATTACCATCATTAGCACCAGCAACACCACCAGATCCTCTGGTTGAGATCAGGAAACAAGAACTTGAGAATGACTCAGCAGAGCTACAGCGTAAAGCAATGAATGATCAGATGAATTTTCAGATTGACGCTGCCAAATTACAACAAGCTTATGAACTTGCACAACAAAGACAACAATTACAGTCAAACATCGCTGATGATAGAAACGATGTAAATGTTTATAGAATAAACATGGCTGCTGCAAAAGCTAACAAAAAGAAGTAAATTGTGATAAAAGTATATTATGGATCCTGTAACTATATCAGTAGCCGTAGGAGTGGCATCGAAAGCATTTGACGCAATCAAAAAAGGATTTGCAGTAGGTCGTGATATTGAACAAATGTCTGGGGACATCGGAAGATGGATGGGAGCCGTATCTGATGTTGATAATGCAGAAAAACAGGCAAAAAACCCTCCATTGTTTGGTAAATTATTCAAGGCTGGATCTGTAGAAGAAGCGGCTATGGCAGCTTTTGCTGCAAAAAAGAAGCTCGAAGAACAGCGATACGAGTTAAAAATGTTCTTAAATATGACCTATGGTCCACGAGCCTACGATGATTTACTTAAGATGGAAGGACAAATACGCAAAGAACGACAGCAGACAATATATAAACAACAACAGTTGAGAAGACAAATAGGTGAAGCAATTGCTTGGTTGGTGGTTGTAAGTATTGTGGGTGGCTTTGCTGTTTTAGTAGCAAGTATATGGGTCAAAGAAGCGAGATCATATGAATACAAACCAAAAGATTATTCAAGACAACAGAAAGAGTGGCGTGATCCAGACCCAAAAAAATACACAACATGTAGACTTAAGAAAAGAATTACGTCAAAATACACAAGCAAAAGAGCATGTATATATGAGGGAGGAAACAAAACATTTACAATGTTGATTGAAACATGGTGTCCAAAAAAATATAAATGTATATATGATCCAAACGGCACGGAGCCTGATATAGAT